CATATTACGCGGCGTCTGGTAGGTGAAGTGGCGGCGGCCGTAATTGGTGTTGACCCAGATCGACCGCAGTTGGCCGTAATCGAGCGGCAGCGCGATCGTATCGCTGTTCGGGTCCGGCGTGATGGTGACGACCTTTTCGACAAACCGGGTCTGCAGCCGGTCGCGCGCCTCTTCCTCAAACATCGTGATCATGTCGGGCACCGCGGGCGCCACCAGCGGGTCGCCCGGCCGCGCGAGCCAATCCAAAACCGCGCCTTGCAAGTTCTGGTAACTGTCCAAGGCCATATCAGTTCTCCAGCAGCACGCTCAGTGATATGGTAGAAGACGGGCTAGGCATGGCGTGGCTGGGCCGGGTTTGGTCAGGCTGGGCGGGGCATGGTAGGGCGCGGCTGGTCGAGGCCGGGCAAGGCCAGGCCGGGTAAGGCGCGGCGAGGTACGGCAGGGCAAGGCACTTAATCAAATGACAAACCGCCTCCCATAACGAAGGTGCGACCACTCGCTATCGTTTAGCAGCCTGATCACCGCTTGCTTGTGGTTCTTGTTCCAGGCTTCAATACCATACCGCTCCAACCATAGGAGCTGGACATCGGGCGGGATGCGCGCGGCCAGGCGCATCGATTTGTCCTTGTTCCAGCCGGTTTCGTCCTGTGAGCGCTTGTTACCCTCGATGACCGGGCCAGCATCCCAGGAGCGCCGGATGATGCAGCGGTCCTCGGCGGCGTCATATTTGAAATGCTCGACCGCGCCCGTTGTGGGGTCGCGGGATAGGAACCGCCAGCTATTCTCGGGCAAGCCGTTCCAGCTCGATGACGCGCGCGGTGAGTTGCTGAATGGCGCGGAAGAGATACGGGATGAGGCTTTCGTCGGCAACGACAAGCATGTCGTCAGGACCGCCGGTTACCGCGAAGGGCATTGTCTCGGCGAGCTCTTGAGCGACAAAGCCGCACGCCACCGTCGGAGATGCGCGAGGCATCAACTCGCGGCCCCGTTCATTCCACTCGAAAGCCCACAAGGGCGTGGTACAGATAATCGACAGCGCATCGGTACCACTATCACGGACGTTAGTCTTCAGTCGTGCGTCCGAGAAGCTGTTGGTAGGGGCGAAGTAATAACCAGAACTGCCAAGGTCTGGGCTGATGTTGAGTATGCCGCCACTATTCAGCGTGAACCCCATGCTGTCCCACAAGCCGCCATAGCATTCGATGCGCGCACCTTTTGCTCCTGTGCCGAGGATAGATTTGCGAAAGACGCCCGCGGCGACGATATCATTCGACGCACCGATGTTCGTGAAGGTGCCGGTGCCGCCGGTTGTCAGGTTGCCGCTGACCCCAAGGTTACCCGTAACCGTGCCGCCGCCGGTTGTCAGGTTGCCGCTGACCCCAAGGTTACCCGTAACCGTGCCGCCACTCAGTGGCAGATAGTTACCGAGGCTGGCCGCCGTCGCAAGCGCACCGGGCGTGTTGGTGCCATCGACATGCGCTATCAGGTTCGCGCCGTTCCAGCCAAAAGCGATGGCGTGCCCCTCGCCTATCGGGTAGCCGATGCCGTTTGCGCCCAGAGCGTACCCGTTAATGCTCCCGGAAACCGTGATTCCGCCCGCGCCGTTGCTGTAGATCGGCACAAACGGGTTGTGCAGGATGAACCCGCCGTGGCCCGCATTTTGCGAGTTGTCGTAGGTGAGGTACGGTGCCTGCGTTTGCGTTATGTCTCCCGCGCCGATTGGCGAATAGGCGCTCCCGTTCCACTTCAATATTGGCGCGGGCCCGAGCGCGTTGACCCCGAACAGTTCCCCGCCGACCGAGGTGCCACCCGCCGTGAAGGAATAGATTTCGCCGTAAACATACGCGGTCGGATAGGCGGCGTTTGCTGTTACGAAGGTGTAGACGCCGCCTGATGGAGCCACAATCTGCACCGGATTGATCCGGTCCCAAAAGCGCTTGAGCGCGCCTTTGTCCCCGCGCGCCGTGTCATTGACACCGCTGGGCATCATGCCCTCGGGCCAGCCGTTCGGCGGCGCCTTGTTGTTCGAGGCGTCGGTCTCGAACCAATTGGTGTTGTCGCTCAGTTCGGCCATCACATCGTCCTGAAAAAGAACGGCGACCCGCCCCGGTTTACCCCGAGGAGGGGAAGGGAACCAGGAACGGGTCGCCTGACCTCGACGCGGCCAACCCCAGCCGCGTAGAGGGTACGGTTACACCAGATCGACGACCGCGCCGGAGCCGGCCTCATTCCTGCTGGACAGCGTGTATTCGCCGACGAGCATCTTCTTCTCGTTGTCGCCGGTCTTTGCCAACTCGACCAAGTTGATCGGGCGCAACCACGCCAGACCCCATAGGTCAGAGTTGATGATCAACGCGTCCCGGGTCCGCATAAAGCGGTCAGGCTTGATCTCGACGCTGCCGAAGTCATAGACGTAGACATCAATACTGTTGACGAGCTTCTCTTCCTCGGCGTTGACATACCGGGTGTTGTTGCCGGTGAACCCCGAGATCTTGGTCTTCTGGCTGCTGTTGACCAGCACCATTTCCGGCTCGTCACCGCTGTTGGTCCAGATCGACGCGAGCGCGGTTTGCAGCATCGCCTCGGTAAAGGCGACTGGGGTGGTGCCGTCGGTGCGGGCGTTGGTGCCGTCGCCCGCGGGATTGGCCCCGCCGGCAACGACGTTCGCCACGTTCGTCTTCAGCCAAGCCAGCACACTCGCGCACTTAGCCGGCGTCGCGCCGACGGTGCCGACAGCGCGGGCTTGGTTGGAGAGTAGGATGGTCTCGATGTCGCGCTTGAGGGATTTTCCCTTCTTGGCGACCTGATAGCCCATCTCGCTCTTTCTGCCCGCTTTATCGACCGCTTCCTCGGTCATCGAGACAATGACCGTCTTGCGGCTGATCTGCGAGTAGTTGCCAAGGCGAACGGTCGGCACCACCGCGTCGTAAGTGCTGATGTCGTCGCCCTGGATCTGCGCATTCGCGCCGTTGGGCGTCTCCAGCGCGTCGGATTGCCACTCCTAGCTGTTACTTCAGGGGTCCGATACCCCTTTTGACCTCTTGCGAGGCGGGCCGTCATTTCTGCCGGCCTCTCCGTCTTTCGAGCGGAGGTCGGACTATATCATCACCGGCTGACCCGGCGTCCGGCGTGTAGTCTCTGAGGGTTCCGCTAATGTTACTAGCGGCCTTCCCTGCTGATTGCCCATGTATCCATTCGGATTATCACTGTAAACCAGTACCGATGGCTTTAGGGGTTTCCAGCATATAGCCAGATTTTACTACCACAAGCTATTTATGGTAGACGGCTGTTGCTTTCTCTCTCGCTATACTTGTCATGAAGGGCGTTTCTGTAGGAGAGATGTTGTAGATGATATCTGAGAGATCTTCCCTCAGACCGACAGCACTGTAGGTTGTAAACGTGTTTCCAAGTAGAGCCATGACGAGATACTCCGGGGATGCTTCCCCCGGCGCGATCGGGCGAAATTAAAGAATTTCGGCGATGAGCGATCCGGCGTCGCGCACGCTGTTCGTGCGGCCCAGGCGATTGACGCGTGCCTGCAAGCGACTTCGCGGCCCGCGGTCATTGTCCTGGCTGGTGCCGGGAGCCCTGACCTGGGGAGCGACGTTGTTCCGTTTGGTGTCTGCCGATGCCGCAGCACTGATCTGCCGGTCGTAGAGCATCGCCTTTGTCGCGATGACCACCATCCGGTGATCGTAGGCCGTGCTGATTTCCTGCGGGGTGAAACCACCCCTTTCGGCAAGATAGGTGCTCAGATCCTTGCGAAGCTGAGCACCTTTCACCTGGTCGCCGTAGTCGGGCATCTTTTCGTTTAGTGCCTGATGCTCCTTGGCGACGACCTCGCCCAACTGTTGCTGCTGATACTGCGACAACTGAGCTTGCTGTTGCTGGAACTGTCCTTCAATCGCGCCGAGCCGGTTTCGCAGATCCTCGCGCATCGCCTGGAGCCGAACACTTTCGGCCGGGTTTTGCTGAGCAAGTGCGACCCAATCGACATTGCTGAACGCCTGTGCCTCCGGCACTGCCAGCGTCAGCATCTTTTGAAGGCCTTGCAGATACTCTTGCCTTAAGGCCACAGCCGCCTGGCGTTCGCCGTCGTAGGAACGGCGGGCTTCGGCGGCCTCAATGGTGGCTTTGGCAACAAGCGCTTCACGCTGGCTCTCCCGCCGGACAACAGTCTGTTGCAGGGCAGGTGGGAGCTGGCTAAAGGCCTGCTTTTCGTCTCCTGTCCATGACGTTGGCGCGACGATGGCAGCCGTTGCGGGCTGTTCGCGCTGACCTTCGCCTTCATCTCCGGTGGGCTCGTCGGCTCCGGTATCGGGCGGCTCTTCACCGCCGGATGGCTGCTCGGCGCGCTCCCCTCCCCTGGGCGCCGCCGGCTTGTCGTCATCGGCCCCGTAGAGCAGGCCGGCGATCGCATCGCCCGCGCTCCTGGTGTCGGTGACCGTATAGGTGCGTTCGGCGCCATGATCCGCGCCATTCGAGGCGGGGGCGGGCGCAGGTGTGGAGACCGCGCCGCCGGGATCGGCGGCGGCGTCTGGCATGCCGGCCATTGTGGGGGAACCTCAGTTGATAAAGACTAAGCCTCGCGATCGGCGCGGATGCGCGCCGCCGAGCGGTAGGTGATGAGCTTCTGCGTTACCCGATCGAGGGCGTGGATCTCATACCAAAGCTCCTCGCGCCTATCCTTCTGCGGCGGCCGGGCGGCAAGCCACTCGGCATAGAGGTCGGTGCGTAATTCCTTGAAAGCCTCGGCCAAAGTCGGATCGTTTAAGAGACGATGCGCTGCCTCACCGCGACGGTGAATATCACCGAGCGGCTCGGGTTCATTATCAGGATCATAAGCGGAAAACGGCTTTTCGAGCGGCTCGCGCCAGAACCACCCCATCAGAACTCCGGCGTCGGCTGAAGGTTCGCCTTGTGCGTCTCCAACAGCGCCGCGTTGCGCGCCTTCATGGTCTCAACCTCAAGCTGGTTGGCAGCCCGCAGGCGCTCGATCGCCATCGCACTCTCCTGCTTCTGCTGCTGAAGCAAGAAGTCGTGCTGCATCTTCTGCTGATTGAGCTGATGCTCGTGCTGCGCCTGGAGGGTCTGCAGCGAGGCGTCGTGCTGCATCTCCATCTGCGCCTTCT